ATTGAGAAGCAGTTTGACTATAGAGAGGAAGGCTTTTGGTTTATGAACAATGGAAAGCCTACCTATATAACAGGGTCTCATTGGATGTATCTTCAGTGGGCAAGCATTGACATTGGATACCCTGACTTTAGAGAAGCTAATAGGGTATATTGGTTATTTTGGGAGGCATGCAAGGCAGATACTAGGGCATTTGGAATGATATACTTGAAGATAAGACGTTCAGGCTTCTCATTCATGGCATCATCAGAGTGTATAAATATAGGAACGCTTGCTAGCGATGCTCGTGTTGGTATGTTGTCAAAGACCGGTAGTGATGCAAAGAAGATGTTTACAGACAAGGTTGTTCCAATTAACAGTAGGTTACCTTTCTTCTTCAAGCCAATCATGGATGGTATGGATAAGCCAAAGACTGAATTAGCGTTCAGGGTTCCTGCCTCCAAGATTACCAAGAAGAACATGTACGAGATAGAGACTGAGGATATAAAGGGATTGGACACTACGATAGATTGGAAGAATACCGAGGATAACTCATACGATGGAGAGAAGTTATTATTTTTGGCTCATGATGAGAGCGGTAAATGGACTAAGCCTCAGAACATAAAAGAGAATTGGCGAGTAACAAAGACTTGTCTTAGGTTGGGTAGCAAGATTATTGGCAAGTGCATGATGGGGTCTACCTCAAATGCATTAAGCAAAGGAGGTCAGAACTTCAAAGATATTTATGAGGATTCTAATGTAGCTACTCGTAATGCCAATGGGCAAACCAAGAGTGGGCTGTATTCGTTATTCATACCGATGGAATGGAACATGGAGGGATTTATTGATTTGTATGGCATGCCTGTTTTTGCTAAGCCTGATGAGCAGATAAAAGGAGTTGATGGGGGTTGGATTAGAAATGGAGCTGTAGATTATTGGGAGGCAGAGGTAGACTCGTTAAAGAACGATGCGGATGCACTCAATGAATTTTATCGTCAGTTTCCAAGAACTGAATCGCATGCCTTCAGGGATGAGAGCAAGCAGTCGTTATTTAACCTTACAAAAATTTATCAGCAGATTGACTATAATGATTCCATGATTCAGGCACATTACCTGACTCGTGGGTCTTTCCAATGGCAGGATGGAGTAAAAGATACAAAGGTTGTGTGGTCTCCAAATACATCAGGTAGATTTGTAGTTAGTTGGACACCACAAAAGCATCTTCAGAACAATGTTCACGACAGAAATGGCATTAAGTATCCGGGCAATGAGCATATAGGGTCATTTGGATGTGACTCTTATGATATATCTGCCGTTGTTGGAGGGAGAGGCTCAAATGGTGCGTTGCATGGAATGACTAAATTCCACATAGATGAGGCGCCTACTAATGAGTTCTTCCTAGAGTATGTGGCAAGACCTCAGACTGCTGAGATATTTTTCGAAGAGGTATTAATGGCTTGTATATTTTATGGAATGCCAATACTTATAGAGAATAATAAGCCAAGACTTTTATATCACTTTAAAAATAGGGGGTACAGAGGTTTCTGTTTGAATAGACCTGATAAGCAATATAATAAACTCAATGCTACAGAAAGAGAACTTGGAGGAATACCAAACTCTTCAGAAGATGTGAAACAGGTACATGCTGCAGCAATAGAATCATACATAGAAAAGTTCGTAGGAATTGACTTTACAGGAATGTATAGGCCGCAGGATGAAATGGGAAGTATGCCATTCACAAGAACACTAGAGGATTGGGCAAAGTTTGACATAAACGATAGGACTCGTTTTGATGCTTGTATAAGTTCAGGATTAGCCATCATGGCAAATCAAAAACATATGTACATGCCTGAAAAAAAAGAGTCGAAAATTAGTATTAACTTCGCGAGGTATAGGAATGATGGAAACACAAGTCAATTGATTAGATGAAAAATATAGTAATAGACATAAAATCTACAACATTTCCAAGTCAATTAGCTTCTGACGCGGAAAAGGCGTCACAAGAGTTTGGACTCCAAGTAGGTCAGGCAATTCAGTACGAATGGTTCAGAAAGGATAGTAACTCCTGCCGGTACTATGCTCAATGGAGAGACTTCCATAAAGTAAGATTATACGCAAGAGGAGAGCAGTCTGTAGCTAAGTACAAAAACGAATTGGCTATTGATGGCGACTTATCTTATCTGAATCTAGATTGGACGCCTGTTCCCATAATCCCCAAGTTTGTTGATATTGTTGTAAATGGAATGTCTGATAGGCTATTCAAAGTAAAAGCCTTTTCTCAGGATGCTATGTCTCAAGCAAAGAGAAGTAAGTATCAAGATATGATTGAGGCTCAGATGATTTCAAAAGATGTGTTGAATATTGTAAAAGAAAAGACTGGATTTAATGGATTCACAATAGATCCTGAGGAGCTTCCAAATAATGACGAGGAATTAAATCTTTACATGCAACTTAATTATAAGCCTGCTATTGAGATTGCTGAAGAAGAAGCTATTAATACCATATTTGAAGAAAGTCATTATCAAGACATTAGAAAGAGACTTGATTATGATATGACTGTTGTGGGAATAGCTATAGCAAAGCATGAATTTCTTCCCGGAGCAGGAGTAAAAATATCTTATGTTGACCCTGCTAATGTGGTGTATAGCTATACTGAGGACCCATACTTTAGAGATTGTTTCTATTGGGGAGAGATTAAGACGATGCCAATTACTGAGTTGATGAAGATAGACCAATCATTAACAAAAGAAGATTTACAAGAAATATCTCAATATAGTCAAGGTTGGTATGATTACTACAATGTTGCTCAATATTATCAAAATAGTCTTTTTCATCGTGATACCTGTACATTGATGTATTTCAATTATAAATCAACAAAAAAGATTGTTTATAAGAAGAAGATACTTGAGAATGGTGGGTCTCGTGTTATTGAGAAAGATGACACATTTAATCCTCCTACAGAGATGATGGAGGAAGGGAATTTTGAGAAGATGGAGAAGACCATTGATGTTTGGTATGAAGGCATTATGGTAATGGGTACAAACATTCTTATTAAATGGGAATTGGCAGAAAATATGGTTCGTCCAAAGTCTGCTTCTCAACATGCAATACCTAACTATGTAGCTTGTGCTCCACGTATGTACAAAGGAGTTATTGAGTCTTTAGTTAGAAGAATGATTCCATTTGCTGATTTAATTCAGATTACTCACTTGAAGCTGCAGCAAGTAATTGCTCGTGTTGTTCCTGATGGTGTATTTATAGATGCAGATGGATTGAATGAGGTTGACTTAGGAACAGGCAATGCTTATAATCCTGAGGATGCACTTAGATTGTACTTCCAAACAGGTAGTGTTATTGGACGTAGTTATACTCAAGATGGAGAGTTTAATAACGCAAGAGTTCCTATTACGCAGTTGACATCTAATTCAGGTGCAAGTAAGACTCAGATGCTTATAGCCAACTATAATCATTACATGGATATGATTAGGTCTGTAACCGGATTAAATGAAGCTAGAGACGGCTCAATGCCTGACCCTGATTCATTAGTTGGTCTACAGAAATTGGCTGCACTTAATTCGAATACAGCAACAAGACATATTCTTGAGGGAAGTTTATTTGTATATAGAACTATGGCAGAAGCTTTGACATATAGAGTTGCAGATATTCTTGAGTATGCTGATTTCAAAGATGACTTTGTCAATAAAATTGGCAAATACAATGTATCTATACTAAATGAAATATCAGATTTATACGTTTACGATTTTGGAATATTCATTGAAGTTTCTCCCGATGAAGAACAAAAAGCACAGCTTGAAGCTAATATCCAAATGGCATTATCAAAGGGAGACATTAACCTTGAGGACGCTATTGACATAAGAGAGATTAAAAACTTGAAACTTGCTAATCAGTTACTAAAAGTTAAGAGAGTTAAGAAGCAAGATGATGCAAACAAAATGGAGATGCAAAAGCAAGCCATGGTTAATCAGCAACAGATACAATCTCAGCAAATGGCAGCGCAAACTGCAATGATGAAAATAGAAGCAGAGACTAAAGCAAAGATAACTATTAAGCAAGCAGAGATTCAGTTTGATATACAGAAATTGGAACAAGAAATGCAATTCAAATCTCATTTAATGGCTGAAGAATTTAATTATAATATGCAATTGCATGATATGGAAGTAGGAAAGATTTCTCAGAGAGATAAGATGAAAGAAGATGAAAAAAACAAAAGAATAAGCATACAAAACACTCAACAATCAAAGTTAATAGACCAAAGGAAAAATAACCTTCCTCCGTTAAATTTTGAATCGAATGAGGATAGCTTGGATGGGTTTGACTTAGGCGAGTTTGAGCCTCGATAAAAAAGTCAAAAATTTAATATAAATTTGTAACAAATAAAATTTAATCAAATGGAATTCAAATCAGTAAAAGTATTAGACGGAGGGCAAGAAAAAGGTGTCGCTCAAGTAGAAGAAGAGTTGCTTAAAAGACACGAAGAGGAAGTAAACGGAGTTATTAAATTAGATTTTTCAGGTGGTTCTAAGCCTGAGCCAACACCTGAACCTATTGTAGAGGCAGAACCTCAGATACAACAAGAAGAGGAGTTGGACGAACAAAAAGTTCTTTCATATATTGGCAAGAGATATAATAAGCAAATAAATTCTTTTGATGATTTGGTTGCTGAACGAAAAGAAGCTGAAGCTTTACCTGAAGATGTAGCTGCTTATATGAAATATAAGAAAGAGACAGGCAGAGGGTTTGAAGATTTCCTTAAATTAAAAAAGGATTTTGACACAATGGATTCAGACCAATTATTAAAAGAATACCTTACTTCTACTCAGCAAGGCCTTGACGAGGATGATATTGATACGCTGATGGATGATTACAGATATGACGAGGATATTGATGATGAGTCTGCTGTAAAAAAGGTTAAAATTGCTAAAAAGAAAATTGTGGCTGAGGCTAAGAAATTCTTTAACGAACAGAAGGAAATGTACAAAGTACCCCTTGAGTCAAGCGCGGCGTTTGTTCCTGATGAAGAAAAAGAAGAGTATGAGTCTTATAAACAATATACAAAGCAGGCTAAGACGGTTCAAGAAGAAAATGAACGTAAGCGCAGTTGGTTTGACCAAAAAACAAATGACGTATTTAGTAATGAGTTCAAAGGTTTTGAGTTCAAGATAAATGACAAGTCGTTTTCGTTTTCTCCGGGAGATGCCTCTGAGCTGAAAAGCATTCAATCTAATCCTTCGAGTTTTATTGGGAAATTCTTAGATGAGAATGGACTTATAAAAGATGCGGTAGGATACCATAAGTCTTTAGCTATTGCGATGCACCCCGACAAATTTGCAAAGTATTTTTACGAGCAAGGAATGTCTGATGCAACTGAGGATGTAATGAGAAAGACTAAAAATATAAATATGTCTGAACGCAGAGCGCCTGAGGTTTCTAAGACAAGTGATGGGATGCAGGTGAGGGCGGTAAACCCCGATTCAGGTAAAAGCCTGAAAATCCGTAGTATAAAACGTATTTAATAACATTAAAAATTTAAAAACATGGCAAGTGCTTTATTAGCAACGCCTACATATGCCCTGCAACCAGCACCGGAGCAAGTAGCGTTATCAACAAATTACATTACCAATTTTGATTTCATGAATCAGTATCTTCCTGATACTTATGAGAAGGAATTCGAAAGATATGGTAACAGAACGGTATCTTCATTCTTACGTATGGTAGGAGCTGAAATGCCTTCTAACTCTGACCAAGTAAAATGGGCAGAACAAGGTCGTCTACACACTAAGTACATCAATGTTACATCAAACGCTTCTGCTACTTCTGCTACAGCTATTTTGACTGTAAATGATACAGGTGTTACTTATATAGCAGTTCGTGTTGGACAGACAATAATGATTCAGTTGAACAGCACAGGTGTTTACAACAAAGCAATCGTTACTGCTGTAAATAACGCAACTCAATTTGTAGTAGCATACTATGAAGTAGGTGGACAGGCTTTTGGTGCAAGTGTTGCTTGTACAATGTTCATTTATGGTTCTGAGTTTAAAAAAGGAACTAACGGAATGGTTGGTTCTTTGGAAGCAGAAGATGACATTTTCTCAAACTCTCCAATCATCATCAAAGATCGTTACGCTGTTAATGGCTCTGATATGGCTCAAATCGGTTGGGTTGAAGTAACATCTGAGAATGGTGCTACAGGATACCTTTGGTATTTGAAATCAGAACATGAGACTCGTCTTCGTTTTGAAGATTATCTTGAGACTGCAATGATTGAAGCTGTACCTATGGCTAACGTAACAAATGCTGCTGTTGCAAAAGGGTCTGAAGGTATCTTCTACGTTGTAAACTCTCGTGGTAACGTATGGGGTGGTGGTACTCCAACTACTTTGACTGATTGGGATACAATCGTTTCTCGTTTAGATAAGCAAGGTGCTATCGAAGAGAACGTAGTATTCGTAAATCGTGGATTGAGCTTTGACATTGACAACATGTTGGCTACCTTAAATGGTTTCACATCAGGTGGTGTTTCTCAGTCTGCTTCTTTCGGTCTGTTTGACAATGATGTAAGCATGGCGCTTAATCTTGGATTTACAGGATTCCGTAGAGGTTATGATTTCTACAAATCAGATTGGAAATACTTGAATGACCCAACAATGCGTGGTGGTTTAGTAGGTAGCTCAGGTGCTGCTACTGCAACCGGTACCGTTACAGGTTTGTTAGTTCCTGCAGGTTCTACCTCAGTTTACGATCAAATCATGGGTAAGAACGCTAAGCGTCCATTCTTGCACGTTCGTTACAGAGCTTCTGAAGCTGAGGACAGAAAGTACAAAACATGGATCACAGGTTCTGCCGGTGGTGCAGCTACAAGCGACTTGGATGCAATGGAGGTTAACTTCCTTTCTGAGCGTTGTGTATGTACTTTAGGTGCTAACAACTTTGTGTT